CTCCCCGTGTAAAATCATATAAATTATCTCTCTGACCTGTATTAAAATTATATTTGTCCGTTATATTATTAGTATCACCAGCACTTGCACACGCAGTTGTAAACAATTCAGTGGTGAGATCTACAATATCATCCGTTGGAGATTTAACAACTGCTTTCAAAGATTTTACATCTGATGTTCTTAAACTTATCGACGTATTAGCATAATCCGCAGCAGTAGTTGCTTTATATTGTCCTAATCCCCTTAAAGTTGCATTAGTGGAACCACTAGTAAAGGATGTTGTATTTGCATTAACTATAGTTTTTGTTCTAAAAGTAGAAGCGAGAGTAGACAATGCAATAGCCGCGGTTACTGTGGCAGTGAAATTGTCACTAGTTCCCTCGCCTGTATCTAAAGTCATTGAAGTACCAGCCGCATCAACTCCGGAAGTGGCTCCACTACCAAAATTAATAATTTCTCCAACTACACGTGCAGGTGAACTTCCTCCTCCTCCGCCCGTAACAACAGTAGCCACAACATGATTAAGTAAATCCGCAGTTTGTAAAGAGGCTCCCTTACCCGGTAAAAATACTCCACCGGTTTGAGTAATAGATGCAAGACCGTTATTAAAAGTTACACTAAAAAATTGTTGTTTTACTGTATAACCAAATTTAGAAGTGACAAGAGGATTTAAAGTTTTTACTACTGCTTGTGGTAATTCATATATTAAAGAGCTTCTATCAGTATCGAATATTTTAGTAAGACTATTTGGATCTAATTGGTCAACTTTACCAAATTGAGAAATGTCTGCATACTTATTAATATTTCCAGAACCATCAGATTCTATAACACTTTCTAACAACTTTGCAGTAAAATCTATTTCACACGTATCACTAACTCCTGTATCCGCCAAAAAAGCATTTGTTAGAGTGAGAGTATTTCCTTGATGATCTGAAATCTTTCTTGATACTCCAGAATTATAACCACTTGTCATCTTAATTGTGGCACCTGCATATGCTAAAGAAACATCAGTGGAAGTTGTACTATTTAAAACAAGAGTTGTTCCTCCTGCAGCTATGCCCGTATGAACATTAGACGTTACACTTGTCATTTTGGTATCATACAAATATAAATCATAAGTACCATTTGTTGCCCCAGGAGTACCAGAAAAATAATCTAATTGTCTAGGTCTAGTAGTTCCTATCTTTGATGTATTATATGTTGCTGCAGATGTAGTAGTAATATTTACTGTTCTTACACAATGTAAATCTATTGGTGCATGTGTAGCGATATTAAATGAACCATTCGCACTATCAACTCTTAAATTGTTTCCAAAATTTGTATTCATAACAAATTCTATCGCATTGTTAGTATCTCTACCTTTTCTTATATCAGCATATTCTACAGCGACACTTTCATAATCATATCCTCTTACATAAGCTTTACCTGGTTCTAGTCCAACAGACAATTTATCTAAATTATGAATATATTGTGTTTGTCCTGTTCCAATAGGAGTAGCGACAGTCATATTCTCATCATCTGCGATCGCCGTAACTGTAGTTGTAGTAGAATTAAAAGATCCATTTGTTAAATAAACAGAATCACCAATTCTAAAATCTTTTAAAAATTTAGATTCAAGTCCAACTATTGATGCTGTTGTACTGGCATATGTCCATCCACTCGCATTTTTATGTGCATTTAGATTAGCTAAAAATGGTTTAACAGTATAGTTTCCTGATTCATCATAAGTTCTTCTTGCTAAAGTGTCATCTAATGCAGAATATACTGGATATTTTACAATTTTTGTTGGAAGACCATTAACAACTCTTAATAATTCTATAAAATTTTGTTCTGAAATAGTAGTGAGTGATTTTTTACCTAATATCAAAGCAATTTTATATCTATTTGCTCCAGGTGCATTAACGTTAAAAGATCCTGAAGCATTATCCAATAATGTAGAATCATCAGTATTATTTGTAATACTTTCAGTTATCGTTAATCCAACCTTATATGATGGTGTCGTTGCAAATTTTTCTAAAACAATAGTTTGGGCATCAACTGTGACAAAAAATCCGTTTATATAATAAATTCCAGCAGAAATACTTGCAATAGATCCATCTCCTGTAATGGTTCCACTATCTGCGGTTTGTGCACTTATACCAGTACTGCCGACAATATGTATTGTTGCTGATGTTGTAGTAATCGTATCAGAACCAGAATATACTCCTATTAAAACGGGAGCATCGCTACCTTCAGCTTCAACAGTGGTAATTACGTCAAAAGTTATCGTGTCTGCACCACTAAGTTGAATTTTTTGATTTGCGAATGTTGATGCAGTATCAGTTGATGCTAATCTAATATAACTAACATTAATATTTAAATTAATCTGTCCACCCGTAACAATACTACCATCCTTATAAAAGGAATCGCCTAATCTTGATATTTGATTTTGTAAAATTGTCTGTAGTTGTGTTAATTCTCTAACCTGAAGAGAAACTCCTGGTTGAAATAACATTCTAAGAAATTTCTTAGTTTCATCATAATCATCAAAATAAGGACTTTGCTGTAAAGATGAAAGTAAACTTAATGTAGCCATGAATTAAAACTCTATTATTAATTTGATATCTTCGGTTTGATCTGAGGCTCTTACAACAGGAGACCTATTTTCCACATACAAAAGTGTTCCAGAATATGGTTTAAATTCTCCAGCAGTTAAAGAGTTGACGGTAGCCGTACTTCCATCACATGTAACAGTTTCAGCGTCCTGAAATCCTCCCGGCTTGCCAGCAATATCAGGACCTTGATTAGGATTTGTCAAATTGGAACCAGTACCTGCCTCAGTTCCTAGTAATCTATTTGCATTTGTTGGACCCAAAGACATTGATACTAATCTCAAATCTTTTACGCCTGATGATATATCTGATTCATCAACAATTCTTCCTATTGCGCCTGACGTATTTCCTTGAACATATCCATCTTCAATAAAATTTGAACCATTTATTGAAGAAACGCGCATTGTTACAGCCTGAGTACCTGCCTGTGCCGTAAATCTATGTGTTGTATTAGCTGAAACAGGATTTTTTATTAATCCAACTTTTCTAAAATCATTAACTACTGGAAATTTACCACTCTCACTTTGTTCTATTCTTTGATTAATCATGATAAAATTTCCCCCCAATTCTTCAACAATATCATATGCATGACCACCTGACGGGCCAATTCTTGGTACAATCACACCACCGGAACCAGTTGCTCCTGTACCAGATTGTATTACTTTAACTTCTGCAGTGTTATAACCAGAACCTACTCCTCCCGCAAAAACCGCACCAAGTGTACCAGAAGTTCCCCCCTCTACACATCGAGCTGTTGCTCCTGTACCATCACCATAAACGGCGAGTCTAGGTTGAACTGTAAATGATCCTGTTGCAACTCCCGCTAATGCAGTAGTTAAAGTAAATTGTCCTTTAGACTGTCCTTCATCATATACATAAGTATCTATTATTCGAATATCATTATTAATATAAATTGCTGAACCATCATAAATTCCATCTGTAGTATTAATTCCCGCTGTCGCAGTTTCAAAGAACTCCGTAGTTGTAGAACCTACAGTTGCTCCGGTAAAAAATAAATAATTTGATCCTGCGTCTGTAATATTATAAACATCTATCGCACCTTTTACAGAATTCACCTCAATATCATATTGATTAGATCCATCATCCAAAGGCATTCCCGTAGATCCCGTTAATCCTATAGAATTAGCATTTCTTAATGTCTTACAAGGAATATAATTTGGTGTCACAAATTTTAATGCTTCAGCTGCAGTAATTGTATACAAAAACTTCCATTTATAATTATCCAATCCATATTTGTCTTCAATCGCGCTAGCCTCAGTACTAACAGAAGTTGGTACTGAAGTTGATATTGTATTATTAGCATTATCCATACATTTGTATACATTAAAATCTGTAGTCATAACATGCATTGGATTTGCAGTATTAGAATATAATGTATCTACATCCTCCTTATACATCGCATATACTGATCCTGAAGTCCAATTATTTCTTGGTATTACATGTGATGTATATGATTGCGTAACTTTTTTCGCGGCAATCATGGAGTCCCAAGAATCGTGAGTATTTTCAAATACACTATCTCTTGGTGTGGGTGGAACGTTATCATCAGACCATGCCGTTGTATTACCAATATACAAATAAATATGATCATCCAAGGTCATTGAATCTTCAGAACCTGAAACGTCTGATCCGCTCCAATCTATAGTTTCTCCCAAACCTTCTCTAAATTGTTTAGCTTGATGAGTTCTAAATTTTCTTGTTACTAAA